GGTAGATTGAACCTAGCAATCGAGACATACAACCAAATGATCATAGGAAAAGGGCTAAAGGTAACAGCAAAGAACAGTAAAATACAAGATATGGTAAATGAGTGGCTTGAAGAGTCAGGATTTGATGAATTTTTGGAAGATGGAATACATTCCTATCTTGGAACTGGAAATTGGATAATTGAAAAGTCACCAACCAATGATGAGTTTGTTGAGATACCAATAACTACCATAGAATCAATTACAAGAAACGCAAAAGGTCACATTAAACGATATGTACAACACGTTAACGATAAAGACATATTTTTCAAACCAACAGAGGTAATACATTTCAAATTAACTAATGTTGCAAGAGAACCATTCGCAAGAGGACTGTTCCACTCAATATTATCAGATTATGAAGATCCTAGAACTGGAGATATATATGATTCACCATTAATTCAAATGAAACAGATTGAAGATGCAATGCCAAAGATATTTCAAGGTCATGCTGATCCAACAGTAATGTTTCACTTTGAAGATGCTGGAGAACAGTTTATCAAGACTCAGGCAGATGCCCTAAAGAAGATGAAGAAAGGATCAAAGATAGTTACGGATAAAGCATTTGATGTCAAGGTTATAGAGACAGCAGGCAACAGTAAATTCGAGGGATATATCGAGCATATGCAAAGAGATCTGTTAGAGCCTGGTTCTAAATTCCCATTACAATTCTTCAACGCAGGATTTACTGCTAGAGCAGCATCAGAGAGTACCGATTCCGTATTGCTTAGAAAGGTAAAACGAATCCAAGTTAGATTAGCAAATCAGATTAAACTAAACTGTATCTTACCATACTTGAGGACCAGAGGTAAAAGAGTAAAACTTGCAGACCTACAAGTGTTCTTTGAATCTCCTCAAAAACAGGAAGCAACCATCTCAGACGTAATCACATCATTTAGAGATAATATATTGAGAAGAAGCGAGGCAAGACAATGGCTTATCGCAAACACCAACGTGAAGATAGATCAAACCGATATGGAGGATGAAGCACCTATTACAAGCGTAACACCTACTGACAAGATGCAAGATCCTAAAGAAGAACCAAAGAAAGAAGAACCAGAACAAAAAACTTCCGATAACAAGAAAGAAGAAATGGTGTATGAGAGAACAATGACAGATCTTAAAAATATGGTTAATATGAGAGCAGAATTGGATGCAGCAGATAAGAGAAAGAATACATCAGATATTCTGAAATTCATAAAGGGGTTAAAAGATGATTAGAATATACACAGATGCTCAAACGACTAATACCATAGAATCTCTTGATCTAGGAAGAGTATTACTAGGAGAGACTAAGAAATACACAGTATTCATAAAGAACACAGATACCGAATGGCCTGTACATAATATTAAGATTGAAAACACTAATCCAGAACTTAGATTTGAATCTCCACAAACATTACAAGCAAACGAGGTTAAAGAGGTCGCTGTTTACTGGACACCAAAGTTAGACAGTAGAAAACCATTAAGAACCGAATTTAAATTCTCAGGCGACATCTTTATAGGATAATGGCATTACTAACCGAAGCTGGGTTAGACTTAGAAACCGAAAGTGGAATATCATTAAACAGAGAATCATACGTTGCACCACCAAAGAGGTTAGGTAGAAAGAAGATATTATTTTTCCCAGAAGTAAAACACTTTGAACAGATAGTAAAGATGATGGGAGCAACAAGACTTCCACAATCAGATCAGGTAATAACTATCACAGCAAAGACAGGTCAAGAGACAACAGGTACGTTACAATACAAAGGTACTGTCAGGTTAATCAAAGAGAGTGCTATAATTGGGAAATGTAAAATCAGGACCAACAACCTTAGTGCTAGAGTAAAAGGAAACAAGGTCAGGCCAATACAAGAGTCATTAGTAATACAGGGTAAGAAGAACTATGATGGACTCATAAAGGCTATCGAGATGCTAGAGATATAATACTTCTCAATATCACTTTAAACTCAAATCAAACATGGCAGAACGTATTGCTGGCATTGCTTTAATGCCAAGAGAATCACGTAATGGTGTATATTATGATATTGAAGAATTAAAGAAATTTGACGGAGTTTCCGTACCGTTAAGAGTTGAGCATGACAAGAATACTCACATTGGAGAAGTTACATTCTCATTTGATGAGATTAAAAGTCAGGTAAGATATGAGGCAACTATATTTGATTCTGAATGGCAACAGATACTAAGCAACGAACAGTATCAGGTTTCAATAGGAGCATCCGTATTGGAGCAACGAGAACTGTGTGACGAGTTAAAAGCCAAGTGTCTTAACGCACCTGTACTAAATGAAATATTAGAATTATCAGTAGTTAGAGTTCCAGGTATTCCTGAATCAACACTACACGTTATTGAATCATCCAATGTACAATATATCAAAATACTTGATGATTCACAAACAATTACTTCCAATATACAAATTACGGAAAAAGAAGAACACATGACAAACGAAACTTTAAACAATAAAGTCGAGGAAAAAGTCAAAGTCACTATTGAAACAGATGGCGAGATAGAAGTAGGTAAAGCAGAAGCAAAATCTGAAGTAGCTCCAGCAGTTGAAGCACCAGCTCCAGCAGCAGAAGCAAAAGTAGAAGATGCAACTGTAAAGGTCGCAGAACGTATTGAGAAATCAAACGAAGACACTCTTAAAGCAGTTATTGAAACTGTAAAAGATGCTTGGCAACCAAAATCAGAAGTTGCAGAATCAACTAACCAAGGTTATGTTGAAGAGCAATTTGATGATGAGTCCGCTAAAAAATTCTTAGACAAAGTATTTGAAAACGGATATGGTCGTCTAGTTATCGACAAAGAGGGTTGGATAGAGAATCATACTACCGAAGGCAGAATTACTGCAAACGGAAGTGTTGAAGAAGCAGTTGGTGTATCTGGAACTATTCCAGGTGTCAAACAACGAGCTAACATCTCAATTCAAATCGGATCTAAAACCGCAACCAGCATTAGACAGTATGGTCAATTCGAGGCCTTACCAACTGGACAAACTACTGCAAGATTCTACAGAATCACAGTACCAGATGCAGGTGCAATTACCGAAAGTGTCTCATCAGACATTTCAGCAAGTACACACACTCTAACATCTATTGATGTTACGTGTGCCATCAGAGGTTGGAGACAAACCATACTCAAAGCACAACTTGAAGACTATCCTGCAAGTTTCCTTAATGCAATTAGAGAAACCGCAAGATTAGAGGCAATCAGAGATGAACACAAACTCATCTTAGAGGACCTAGCTTCAACTGCTAGAGATTATGGTGGTATCACTACCGCTCCATATCACATTGGTGGATCAGATGGTTTGCCAACCGCAAACACATCCGCAGAAGACGCAGACGGAGAGTTTGATGAAGATGGTCTTACATTCGCTAAGAGATACCTTCAAGAACTCGGTCAAGACGTAGGTCCAGGAAAGTTAGTAGCTTTCATTACCCCACGTGCATTTGAATCCCTTGCAACATCTTCAGCAATTTCTGAATATGCCCAGATTGGTAACCCTAGTGTAACCAAACTCGGACAATTAGAAAGATTGTACGGTATTGACTTAGTTGTAACCAACGAAGTAAAATCAGACGTAAGTAATGCAGATCGTAACATTGTTGCCGTAAAAGGTGCAGCATGGGGATTAGCCTCACAAAGAACAATGGAACTGGAATTACAAAAACAAGTCGCAGGACAATACTGGGATTTGGTCTGGACTCACAGAATTGGTGTCAACGTGATTGATCCTAACACATACATCATTGTATCTAGCGTAAACTCCTAGACAGCAATTTTTTTCATTTTTTTACTTCTTAGTATTCAATCCTCATACATTTTTGTATGGATGTAGAAGCTCGTATATTCGAGAAATTAGATAAGATAGAATCTAGGATAACAGATCTGTGTATCAGACTGTCTGCAATGGAAGCAGAATATAATTCACATATTGGTAGTATGCAAAGACAACAAGATAGAAAATTAAAAAGGAGAGATTACAGTTTAGCCGCAATGGCAATAGGATTAACATCAATAGAGGTTTTACGAACTTTAGGCGTAATATAGAAATAATAGTTATATAGTATCAGATAAAGGAGTTTATCATGGCAGGAAATCTTAGATACTATGCTCTCGGTGCTTATACAGGCTTAATCGCTTTGTGGACATCTATGGGAACAATAGAATTGAACGAAACAACATCAATCGCTTTGTTAGCTCCTATCGCAATATTGATAGGTGCAGATTACTTAAAGCACAAATCAGACTCAGGATAGGACTCTTATACCTATTACTGCTTCTTTTTTTTATGATCAACTACCACACTAAAAATATCAATAAACAATTTGTCAGACAAACCATATACCATACGTTAGCCAATCTTTCCGTAACGGATTTACTGGGTTGGATAACCAAATGGGATATTCATATATGGGATTTAAAGGACACAAACCCTCAATTCTTTGAACACGTAAAGACTACATCAGGCCAAAAGATCAATGTGAATATGCCAAGCGGAGTAACAGGAAAATATAGAATTGATCTATGGCTACATGACTCTGATAATGTGTTTAGAGCAAGGGAGAATAGTGACAGAATCATGCACGAAACCTGTCATGCTATCCTAATA